GGCTCACAGTGGATGCCCCACGGCTTGAGAGAGCGGTGTAGCTCGCCCTATACCGGGCATCCTCTATATAAGCAGCGGCGAGGCTGTGAATAGAGGATTTTATTATGCCAAGTACAGACCTGGGCACCATGGAAATCGACCATGTTGATGCGATTTCTAACTCAGACATTATCAACTTAGTGGCTCGCATTGACCTGGGGTTAATGCAGTTCAGTCGAACCCAGTCAGCCACGACGAACGGAACACACCGCGCAGATATTGACATTATTAATGGGTGGATAGACTCGTTTGAGCAAATGTTTAAGCATTTTGCTAACCAGCCCGAGTTGTTTATGCCTAAAGCGCATCCAAAAACAAAAAACCTGCCTGCGCCTCCGGTGGTGAATATTGTCCAAAACCCGTCAATGCAAAATCTTCTGTATAGCTTGTCGCACATGCGTACAGAACTGCTTTTTTGCGAGAGCGCAGAGCGGTTAAACGGGTTTCAGTCACGGCAGGGCGAGGTAGTTGTACTCCCGTGGATTGAAAAGTTCAAAGCCTTTGCGGCGCTGATGAAGGACAACGTTGACCCGTCGAACGCAGATCGAACATGGTTCCCTGATGCCGACCTGCAAGAGCCAGGGGTGAATGTGGGCGACCCTCGGTAACGCGGTGGGTAAAAAACAGGAAACAGGGCCGGGTAAAACCGGCTTTCCCTAGCGTCACAAGTTACCGCCAGGTAGGGGGTACAAGAAATAAAACTCCACGATAAAGAGGTTTTGAGTGATTAAAATCGCGCAATACAAAGGCAAGTCGTGGGTTAGCAAGGCGATTAAATTTGTTACCCGAGGGCAGTATAGCCATACGGCAATTATGCTGGCCGACGATTGCATTGTTGAGGCCTGGGAGGGCAGCAACTCGGTAAGGGTTATTGAATCACTGGCTGAGGGTCACAAGCCCGGCACACCTGTTGATATTTACAGTGTGCGCATGGGCTCTGAGCAAGAGCGGGTGTTTCGTGAGTTTGTGTTAGCGCAAGTCGGCAAGAAATACGACTACTGGGGCATTTTCGGTTTTTTACGGCGCAAAGATTTGCAGCGCGGCGAAAGTTGGTTTTGCTCAGAACTATTTGCCGCCGGTTGCGAAAAAGCGGGGGTGACGCTGTTAAAAAACGTGCGGCCCTCGCAGGTGTCGCCGTCAATGGTGACACGCTCGCCCATTACGCAGTTTGTTGAGGCGCGGGTTGCGTAAGTTAACGCTATTGCTAGCCAGCGCAGTGCTGACGGCCTGCACTCGGGTAACGGTATTGCACGTCGACGCCTCGGATCATTTTTACATTATCGGCAATACGGCCTGTATGGCTGTAGGGCACTGAGGGTGTATGTACCACGCAGAGGCGTTGATCTTGCACCCGATAACGGGCCGCAAGGTTTGGCTGCTGCGCGAAATACCCACAGGCACATTTGGCGAAGACTGGGAATCGAGCCTGGTGGTGGTACGCAAGCACTGGCTTTGCACTGACGCCGAAATACTGCTGGCAGAAAAACTGAATTCAACAGCGCGCTATCGCGCTCTGCGTAGCACCTTAAAAACACTGAAATTTAAAAGCGCCTGGGCCTTGCGGCATGGGCGCATTAAACGCTATCGCGTCGCATAACATTAAAGAGGTTTAACCATGGCAGACCAGCAGTTTGTTTATCTGGAGAAAAAAAAGGACACCGGCATTTATCGGTGTCGCGGGGCATTGGGCCAGGGCGATGACTTTGAATCGTTCGCTAAAAAAATGCTGGGCAACGGCCTGAAAGCGTTTGTTTCTGACACCCACCAGGGCCGCGAAATTCAACGCAGCGAGAAAGACGCTGGCGAAATAACAACTACCGTGCTGGAGGTGTAATCGTGGCTGGATTCCGACCCGACGAAGGCGAAACAGTAAGTAACGCAATTTTGTTTAACCGCGACCTCGCTGACCGCGATGCCGATCTTGAATTGGGCTTGTTCACCAATGTCGCCCCCGGTGAAACCATCACCGAGGCGGCGCTGACAGAGCCCGCTGGCGGCGGCTATGCGCGCATGACTTTGACGGATGCCAGTTGGTCAGAATCGCCGCAGAGCCAGGTCAACCACCCGCAAAAAGTCTTCACGCCTGCTGGTGCCAATTGGACTGGTGTACAGGGGTATTTTGTGGCCACCAAAGCCGCTGGCGGCACGCAGCGCATACTGATGATTGAGGTCGACCCCAACGGGCCAATTACGGTCAATGACGGCAACGACTACGCAGTCACACTACACGCAACCTCAACGTAATAATTGAAGGCTGGCAGGGTGCGGCTGTTTGAAGAGGGCCGCTGTGCCAGGGCGTACACAGCAAAACAACCGTTAACTTTTAAGGGCGAGAAAACATGAAAAATCTATTTGCCGCATTCTTAATGCTTGTGAGCTTTGCGTCGTTCGCAGAGTTCGACCGATCTAATCCGGCGGATTTAATAGCGCTGAAAAGCGAGGTGGATAACGACCCGTCCGGGATGGGGTACGCACCTGTAGTCACGTCAACCTCGGAGCTGTTGGCCCTGCTTAACAACCCTGATAACAACGTAGGTGGCGAGACAGGCGCGGCACCTATGACAGCGGGAGCTTTGCTTAATGCTATCTGGGACGTGGCTATATCATCACAAGATCAGTTTAAACTAAATTTGCTGTTTAGCAGCAGCGGTGGTTTGTCGGCGGATATGAGCGACTTTAAGGCAGAGGTGTCTGATCTTTCTACGGGTATTGCAAATGCAATCACTACAATCATTCGGCCGTTATCGAGAGCCGAAGCTGTATTTTCAGATATTGACGAAAATAATGTGCATGAGTTTGTCACTATCACCCGAGAAGATTGGTTTGCAGCGAGGGATTACCAGTGAGTATTGATTTGGTGGCGTTAAATGCCGCTGACCCTGGCGGCACAGTAGAGAGCGCATACGCGACACTTAGCGCAGAAGCCCTGCCAGCGACTTATGGCACGTTGACAGGTAACGATCTGCGGATATGGGCGGCGGGAAACCCCACATCATACACACAGCTAAAAGAGGCTGCTGCGACCAGCGTGGCGGCTGAAATGGCTCACATGCTGGTTACATCGCCTGATTCAATCCTAGAGTTAGGTAAGCCGGAGGTCATGGGCTTGGTTGATGACCTAACAAGCGCCAATTTTATAGAGGCGTCAGGTACAGCAGCCCTACTTGAAGCGGCTGAAATCAACACACTTAAATGGCCGCGACTCAAAATAGGCCAGATAATAACAGCGCGAAGACAGTTAACTATTGCCGACTCTGACCCCAGAACGGGTGTTGAGCCGGTATCGGTAGCAGAACCGCAAGAAGGCGCGCCCGAGTACGATGCGAAAAAAGCAAGTTACGACGCATATAAACTGCTGTTCGATACATACATCGAGACAGTAGCTGGCGACGTGGCAACCATTAAAGGTGTGCACAACTACCCCAATCTAAGCGTGTCTGAACTGCGCAATATCCGCAAGCTGCGCGACCAAGGGAGAATCTAAATGACTATCGGGGCGGGTGATAGAGTTGATAAGTTTGGTACGCTTGATGACCTCGACAGCACGTCGGCAGCAGTAGCTGACGGCCAGTACTCGGTAGCAGGGGACATAGCCGCATGGACAAACGATGACGACGCATCAAGGGCTAACGTAGCACTGACATGGCAGTATGCTAGCGGCACATTGGATGCCGGTGCTTATGTAGAGCTTCACATGAGGCGCATAAACTACACCGGCACTTTTGATGAAGAAGTTCCTAGTGACGACTATCGAGGATCGTTGGTGGGACGCTTCCGGTTAGATGATGGGCTTGCTACGGCAACAAACAGTATGTCAATGACCAGTATCGACTTAAATAACTTTAAGTCCTCGCAAGAATATGAGCCTTATATAAGGAACGCTTCCGGGGTGCAAATTACCGCAGGCTGGAAGGTTGAGATAATGCCGATTACGGACGGTGCTCACGCATAATGGGTAACGCCTACTATCCACTGGGTGCCAAGCATCTAGCCGCGCTGCCAGATTTCCCGGTGCTTGCAGAGCCGGACGGGATGCTCGCGGCCTTGGTTGGCAGTAAAGCTGACTCGATGATTAGCTTAATCAGTGATAGCGATGTTAGCGTGGCAGGTGCGTTCAGAGCAGTAGAGCAATCAGTGCTTGGCCCCGCGTTTAAGTATACAGCCACAGATACCGCAGAGAGAGGGCTGGAACCTACAATAGCTTCAACATCGGGCAGCTATACGTTTCAAATTGTAGGAGTATGGCCCGACACAAAACCTAACGCATCGCCTTACTTTTTTGATACACAGTCTGGTCGAATGCTTATGGGCCATAACTCAACCAACGATATCTCCCTCTATTCTGGGGCTTGGCGCTCGTTTGGTTATGCCCCCTATGGCAAGGGCGCGCAGAATATAGTCGTTGAAATGGACGGTGTTGATGGCACTGCAGAACTTTGGATAAATGGCGCGCTAGAGGGGTCAGTAAGTTACACGGCAAAAAATATCGGCGGAACATCGAAGATATGGGCGCGGCACGCCAACGGGAGCGGAGACAACTCGCCGACAGGTGTGACACTTGTCGCCTACAATATATGGGATCATGTAAAAGGTGATGCTGCTAGGCGGTCTGAGCTTGAAAATTCCTTCGCGTACTTAAAGCCTCGTCGCAATTATTGGGTAATGCCAAGCGGCGATACAACCCCTTCAATTACCGGCAATGTGCCATTTAACAGTACCCCAACGGCGCATATAAGTTATCGACAAAAATTAGCAGGTGCTGTAAATCTTGCCACTTCTACTGATGCTGAATTTCACCTAAAGGAAAAACTAACCGGCATAGTTGACTTAAACACCTCTCCGATAGCCGTATTAGCACACGCCCAAAAAACAACAGGCGATGTTGCGCTGGATTTATCCCCCGCAGCAGCATGGAAGTACAGCCAAAAGCTAGACGGTGCAATAAACTGGAACACAAGCCCTGGTGCTGTGTTCGGTGGCACGCAGGCGATTGCCGGTAACGTGGTATTTTCTGCGCTACCGGCGACACTGTTTAGCTATGCTCAAAAAACCACGGGCGAGGTCACGCTAGGTGTTTCACCGGCTGCCCTGTTCGGGGGTGGCCAGGCGATTACCGGCGCTGTCGCTTTCGACCAGTCGCCTGCGGCATTGCTGTCACACCGGCAAAAAACAAGCGGTGCGGTGGATTTTGATTTAGCCGCGAGTGCTGATTTAAACCATGCGCAAAACTTCAACGGCGAACTTGATTTTGATTTATCGGCAAGCGCCGGGCTTAACTACGCACAAAACATTAATGGCGACATTAACGTTGGCTTGTCGCCAGCGGCGCAATTTGGTAACGCTGCGGCAATAACCGGCAGCGTTACCTTTGATATTTCAGTGCTGTCTGACTTTGCGACAACTGAGCGCATTAGCGGCGATATTGACTGGCAATTAACGCCCAACGCCATGTTTGGCTCGGGCTTGATTATTGCGCGGGGCGACCTGCTAAACCTGCCGTTGAAATTCAGCAAACTTACGCTACATTAACCACCACATTAGCGACACTCCATGAGAGAAGTAATCGAGCTGGTTCAGGGTAACACCTCTGACGTAAAGCTCACTCGCCCCGACTTTCCCGACTTGCCCGATGCCCTCGATGGCAACTGGCTATGCCAGCAGGCAGTAATGGATTGCGCGGGCGCCTTGGTGATTGGTATTTCGACCGTCAGCGACAAAGCCCTTGATGAGTTTGGCAAAGAGCGCTTTGTGGTTGCGGTAAGCCCCACCGACAGCGCGACCTTAAGCGTAGCGGCGGGCGAGCCCTATCAGGAATACACCTGGTTGATTGAAGTGAGCAACCCAACAACCATACCCCCTTACAAAAATGAACATCACATTACCTTGAGGGTGTTTAGCCAAGGCATCGCCTGATGGCAACAAAAAAGACACCGAGCAAAATTCCTGAAAGTGTACGGGCCGGCCACGACGGCGAGAGCATTACCTGGTTTGCCGATGAGTTTGGTCTAACCCGCCATAGCGTTAGAAAGAAAATCACCGACGCCAATGTGCATCCGTCGGGCAGGCAGCGCGGCAACCCGCTATACAGAGTGAGTGACGTGGCACCTTATTTGGTGTCAAGCAGGGGCGGGGGTGAGGACGGCGAAGACGAGCCACTGCCAGACCCCGACCGCATGCACCCCGCCGACATGAACGCTTACTGGTCGGCGCAAAAAAACAAGGTTGAAACCAGCCGCTCGCACGACAAGCTGCTGGCCGAGCGTGGCCAACTACTCGAGTACGACAACGTGGAGTACGGCATTGCCGCCCTGTTGCGCACCCTGCGTGAAGGGCTGCTGGTGGCGGGTGACTTGATCGACGCCGAGGCTGGCTTGTCAGGCAAGCAACGCACGATATTGGACAAGCAAGTTGATTTAGTGCTGGACAACTTAAGAGCTTCGGCACAGCAAATACAGGACGACGTAACGGGTGACGAGCTATCAGAGGATTGAACCTCTAATACGCAGCGCGACCGGGTTATTGTCACCACCTGAAAGATTAGAAGTTAGCGAGTGTGCGGCGAAATACCGCCACATGAATAATCGCGGTGCTTATGTTGGCCCCTGGCAGAACGAAAGGGTGCCGTATTTAGCCGACATTATGAACGTGTTGACCTCGCGTGACTTTGGCGCGTGCTGCTTTGTGACTAGCGCCCAGTCGTCGAAAACTGAAGCCATTATTAACTGGATTCAGTACACCGCCCAGGTCGACGGCGCTGACATGCTGGTTTACGAAAAAAGCCAGGATGACGCCCAGGATTTTAGCGAGCGTCGACTGGGCAGAGCGCACCTGGATTCGCCAGAGTTTGGCGCGAGTTTACTACCGGGCAAAACTGCAGACCGGGTACACACCAAGTTTTATAAAAACGGCTCAATGTTAAGCCTGTTGTGGCCCACCAAAAACAAGCTGGCGGGTAAGCCTGCAGCACGGGTGGCGCTAACCGATTACGACCGTATGCCGCCCGACATTGACGGCGATGGTAGTGCGTTTGATTTGGCCCGTGGCCGCACGCGCACCTTTCGCAGTTTTGGCATGACCTATGTGGAGAGCTCGCCGAGCTTCCCCATTAAAGATGCGAAGTGGCGGGTTAACCCAGAACGGCCTCACGAGGCACCGCCCTGTGAAGGAATTATCGGGATTTACAACCGGGGCGACCGTCGACGGCGTTATTGGCCTTGCCCAGTATGCGGCGAATGGTTTGAGCCTGACGATAAACACTGTATTTGGCTGCCCACGCCGCATTTAGTGGAGCGGGCCGAAAGCGTAAAAATGCAATGCCCCCACTGCCTTGAGGGCTTGATTGCCCCCGAAGACAAGCTGGCCACCGACCGCGACGGCGAATGGCTAATTGAAGGCCAGCGCATTGACAAAAACGGCAAGATTACCGGCCAGCCACGGGAGTCTGACATTGCCAGCTTTTACCTACTGGGGGTGGCGGCGGCCTTTAATGATTGGAGCAAAATGTTTCTCGGGCTATGGCAGGCCGATGAGGAGTACGACCGCACGGGCAGCGAGACCACGTTAAAGTCAAAAACCAATATCGACTTTGGCAAGCCTTACGAACACCATGGTGCCGAGTGGTGCCGCATACCCGATGACCTGATGGACAGGGCAACGGATTACGGCGAGCGGGTTATTCCCGAGAACGTGCGATTTATTGGCGCCACCATTGATATTGGCGGCAACAACTTTGAAGTGCAGGTTCACGGCCTGGGCATAGAGCCCGGCGCTGATAGCTGGGATGTGTATGTGATCGACCGCTTTGTGATACGCAAAAGTAACCGCAAAGACAGTGCCGGTGACCCCTACCCGGTCAAGCCCGGTGCCTACTCTGAAGACTGGGAGCTGATTACCGAGCAGGTCATTGATAAAAGCTACCCCCTGGCTGACGACAGCGGGCGGCGCATGGGCATGAAAATGGTGTTCTGTGATTCCCACGGACAAGACGGCGTGACCAGCATGGCGTACCGCTATTACGGGCGTTTGCGCAAACACAATAAACACCAGCGCTTTATGTTGTTGAGGGGCGAGGGCAAGAACCGCAACCTGCCCCGCATTGAGCGAACAACACCGGACAACAGCAAGCGCGGCAACCGCCATGCCGTAGCGCGTGGCGAGGTGCCAGTGCTGAGGCTCAACAGTAATGTGCTGAAAGACTGGCTCAATTTGCTGCTAGACCGGGACATTCCCGGTGGTGGTTATATCCACTTTCCCCAGTGGTTTATTGAGCGCAAACGGTTTTTCTTTGACGAGCTGTGTGCCGAGACCCGCGACGACAAAGGCAACTGGAACCGCAAGGGCCGCAACGAGGCCTGGGATTTGCTGTATTACTTCTTGGCAATGCTGTTGCACCTGAACTGCGAAAAGGTCAATTGGCGCAAGCCACCGAGCTTTTGCCAGCCATGGGACAAGAACCCCCTGGTGTTCCACCCCGATAAACCCGACGACAAGAAACCCAAAGGCCCAACGCTCGCCGAGCTTGGCGCCGATATGTTGTAGCGCTTACCCACTAGAACACCAACCCCAAACGAGACCACCCTATGGCCGGAACCGCGAACGACGCGCTGCTTGCTGACGCCCGCGAAAAGTATCACCTGTTGCTTATCGGGCAGGCGGTGCGTGTTGCGGTGGACCAGAACGGCGAGCGGGTGGAGTACAACACCGCCAACGCGGCAAAACTGGCTGAGTACATTCGCCAACTTGAAACCATTACCGGCACAGCGGCTGCTAAGGCACGCCGACCATTAGGCTTTATATTATGAAGCGCAGCGCCAACCAGCTACCCGTCGTCAGTGATGGCGGTGCCACCGCGCAGCGCATGGGTGGTGGCTTTGACGGTGCCGACCGGCTAGACCGGCAAATAGCCACATGGTCGCCCAATCGCCAGTCGGCAGACAGCGCCTTGCTGGATGTGAAAGACGAACTCGACTACAAAACCATTGAAATGGGCAGCAACGACGGCTATGTGGCCGCTGCTGCTGACAAGTACCGCGACAGCATTGTGGGCAGTCGCTTTAAGCTCAACGCCACGCCCGATGCCAACTACTTAGCCAGCCTGGGCTTTACCGATAGCATGTTGCAAGAGCTTCAAGACGAGGTTGAAAGCCAGTTTAGCCTGTGGGCCGAAAGCCCTAATCACTGGGTTGATGCTGCAGGCAAGAACACCTTTACCGGCCTGTTGCGCCTGGCGATTGGCGGGCAGTACCCCCAGCACGGCGAAATACTCGCCACGGCTGAATGGCTGCGTGATGGCCGACCCATGAACACCGCCATTCAAATGACCGACCCGGCGCGCTTGAGCAATCCGCCAACTCAGCCAGAGAGCCGTTATTTCAGGGGTGGTGTTGAGACCAACAAGTGGGGCCGCGCCCTGCGTTACCACATCCGCGAAGGCCACCCGCATGACCACCGCAATCACTACCAGCAATTGCGCTGGAAGCCTGTAGCTGCTTTCAAGCCCTGGGGCCGCAAGCAGGTTATACACCTGTTAGAACAACGCCGTACCGACCAAAGCCGAGGTTATGGGGCACTGGTGGCGGCACTTAAAAGTATTCGCACCCGCAAAAAGCTCACCGATATTGAGCTTCAGAACGTGGCGCTTAATGCTATGTATGCTGCGTCACTGGAAACCGACCTACCCCCAGAGGTGGCGGCAGCAATCATGGGCGGCGACAACAATGAGGCTGGCGATAGCGAGTCGTACACTAATCTAATCGAACAAATTACCAGGGTGCTTGGCGGCAAAAGCGTGCATCTTGATGGCGTAAAGGTGCCAATGATACCGCCCGGCACCAAGTTGCGTATGCAGCGGGCCACGGCGTCAGCGAACGCGCAGTTCAGCTTTGAAGACAGTCTGTTACGCCAGGAGGCCCGCGCAGCTGGCATGAGCTTTGAGGAGTACACCGGCAATTTCAGTAAAACCAATATGGCATCGGCCACCCGCGCACTGGCCGAAACCTGGAAGTTTATGTCGGCGCGCAAAGCGTTTTTGGTCGACCCGCTGGCAACCAATATTTACGCCCTGTGGCTAGAAGAAAGCATTAGCAAAGGC